TCAACAATGACTAATACGAAATTGATAGATGGGTTCATATGGCTATTAGTCAATGACCGGGCGAAGGATTTATACTCATGTGGTGCGTTCGATTTGTACGCACTACATCTTGATGGAAGCGAGAGTCTAATAGAATCGTATGCAGACATCAACGATGCACAAGAGTATGGCCTTGACATAGCCATAGAGGTTTGTCATCTATTAGACATAACAGAATAGCTATGATGATAGTGAGGCGAGTGGGCGTGGCGAGCATTTAAAATACATATTATTATGGCAACAAAAAAAGTCAAAAAAGAAAAAATCCAATTGGGAACGATGGTTCGAGTTGTTAAAATCAACAAAAGCGGAGTTATTGCAAATCAATTAGGAAGACATTGGTTAGTTACCTTTCCTAACGGAACATCTACACTGCACTTAACCTCCGAGTTAGAGATAAATCAAATATTGGATTAATGTTATCGGGGGGGGTGTTAGCTGCTGCTACGGTTAGTTTAAGGGAATTTTAAAAAAAAGATTATGAAAGTATATACACCATCAGACCCACCATACTTAATGCGAATAAACATTAAGAAACAAGGTGAGCAAACAGAATTTATAACATTGTGTGAAACGACACAAGAAAATGCGTTCAATTTTATAAAAGGTATAATTGAAAAGCAAAGTATAAGCCCATTTGTAAAAGGAAAAGTAACCAATGTTGAAATAAGAGAGGCAAAGGGTTCTGAAAATGGCAAATCCGTTAGCTTATCTTTTAAAGGATTAGAGCCAAAGGAAGTTTATTTATTAATTTTAAAACATATAGAAGATGAAGGGAAAATTAACTAAGTATAGAGATAATTGGGCTGTTGAATTTAGAACAGAACAACAAGGCGAAAATTCGTGGTTCAACAGGTTAGAATTAGAACCATCAATAAATTCAGACAAATACAAAGACCTCAAAATGGTTGAAATTCTAAATGTACCCGTTGTAGAATTAGAAGGGAAGGAAGTGGAATTTGAAGTTGTTACTGAATACGCCAAACCGTTGCATTTTGATATGTTTCAATACGCAAGGTTGAATGTGTGATGTCTAGTAGTAGTAGCAGCTAACATATTATTAACGAACAAAACTTGCGACTATCCTTCTAATGATAATGGATAGGCGTAACTAAAAGGAGGACAAACAATGAATAATTATCAAGAAAAGTACGAGGCATTACTTAAAGAGTTTGAGCAGTACAAAAGAGAAAGTATCAAGTGGAGTGTAGAAGATTTTACTTGGTATGAACACGACAAATACACCATCAATGAAGAACAAGCACAAGAGGCATTGGAGCGTATGATACGTAAGCACGATGCTGAGTTTGGTATATCGTGGCAGACAGTGGATTATTACATAGGTGAATATGGAACATTAAAGGAGGACAAATAATGAATAAAGAATTTATACCATACACACAAGCATTAGCATTAAAAGAATTAGGATTTGATGAACCTTGTTTTGGTAGTTGGGGAGTTGATTGTGTCAAAATCCCAACATATACACATTGTATTAGTAATTTTTATAAAAATTCTAATCATCCTGTGGGGAAAGTTACAGCACCAACCTACTCACAAGCATTTAGATGGTTTAGAGAAAAACATATATTAGATTCTATTGTTCAACCAACTTATTCCACAGAATATCAATTTAGGGTATTTAATGTAGAAACTAAATTCAAAGTACAGGTATATGGAGATTATATGTCTAAAGAATTTAATACCTACGAAGAAGCAGAAAATGCTTGTTTAATTAAATTAATTGAAATAGTTAAAACTAAATAAGATGAAAGAAACACTTGAAAAGGATGAAATTATTGATATTTCTGACCATGATGGAATAGGTAATGCGGTAGACAATCTTAATAATGAACCACCACAAGAAACACTTGAAGATGAGTTATGGGGTAATGTATTTGCTAAAATAAAGCAATACGGTCTTAATAATGAAGTATTGACAATTCTTAAACAAAACTTTAATATATCAAAACGATGAAGCAAGAAACACTTGAAGAAGCTGCTGAAAATTATGGAAATAATATAGGTAATAAAAATGGTACCGCTCAATTTGATTTTATTGAAGGTGCTAAATGGCAAGCTGAAAGAATGTATAGTAAAGAAAATTTAGAAGAAGCTTTTAAAGCAGGCAGAGAAGGCGATATGGCGTTTAATAATGAATCTCCTAAATATTGGGATTTTAATCAATGGTTTGAACAATCTAAAAAGAAATAATATGAAACAAACAGCAGTTGAATGGTTGGTTGAGCAACTAAAAGAAAGAGGATACGCAGGAGAATTTCCACCTCATATATTATTTGAACAAGCCAAAGAAATGGAGAAAGAGCAGATAATAGATGCTTATAAATATGGCAATCAAAGTGATGTTTATTTTAAACCTGAACAATACTACAACGAAACTTATAAAGGAGATCAAGATGAGTAAGCAGACAGCAGTTGAATGGTTAATAAAAGAACTTAATCAAGAGATAGATTATATACCTATGAATAAGTGGGATATTATTTCTGATAAAATTCAACAAGCCAAAGAGATGGAGAAGGAGCAGATAATAGATTCCTTTATAGAGTGTTGGAAAGAAAATATGCCTGATGGATATGAATGTAAAAAATCAGCAGAACAATACTACAACGATACATACGGAGGTCAAGATGAGTCCTAAAGAAAAAGCAAAGGAGTTATATTGTAAATATACAGATGTTCTTAACATAAGAGATTTGCAAACAACTGCTAATCCATTTGCTAAGAAATGTGCATTGATTGCAGTGGATGAGATATTACTTGCAATAACTTATGCAGATTATTATCTTAGTCAAGTATCATTTTGGGAAGAAGTTAAGGAGGAGATTGAGAAGCTATGAGTGAAATAGAAGAAAGAATAAAAGAGATTAAGCGTTTGAGAAATAACAAAGCTCAACGAGAATGGGCGAAGCGAAACCCCAACACCGTTAAGAAGTGGAGGGATGAATGGAATAAAAAGAAACGAAATGAGTATCAAAAAGATTATAGGGGAAAAAATGAAACTACAAATCAAACACCAAACAGTGACAATAAGATTAACAGAAGTGCTATACCTTCACGTCCGAAAGGAAGCATTGCTAAAAAAAATATCGGTATCTGAGTATATACGTAATCTAATAAAAAAAGCATGACACCCAAAAAAAAATCAGAAGAACTTGTAAACGAATTTATAGATTTCGGATACACCAAAGCCGTTAAGTGCGCTAATACAAGCGTTGATGTTATTATCAATACGTTCACCCTTAGTTCAGGGGACTACAATGAAGACCATCCATTAATGCACCCATACAATTTTTCATCCTATTGGGCTGAAGTAAAGGAGGAGTTAACGAAGGCTTCGCAAGAGGTGGAGATAGACAAAGAGATCCTTGAAGATATATTTGTAACGGCAATAGAAGGAGGCAGCAACTATTGGTATTATATACCTCAGTCTACGGTCTTGTCCGTTAGGAGCGTGGTGTCTAAAGAAAAAGAGCGATGCCTAAGCGTAGCTATCTTTAAAGCTATGTACGACTTTGATGTAGATATAGTGATCAACGACATAGAAAATCCTAACGAAATATTAGGAGTCATAAGCAAAAAGACACTTCAGCGAAGATTACAATCGCTATTAAAAGATGCTGAGTATAGGTATGCATTAGAAGAAGAGATGAAAGAGCAAGGTGACGCTGACACAAGTGATATAATATTTCAATACTTAACAATGGGAGAGGTCGTGTTCTCATAAAAAAAAACAACAACATGGAACTAAAATGTAATACTCAATTACTCATTGCGTTTCTTAATTGTAGGCGCATAAACGGAATACCAACTAAACTTGAGATACTTTTATCTATCCAAAAAACAAAAACAAAAACAGTTATTCCGGAAGGATGGATGTGGAAATAAATATAATATTTTACTTGGAAATGATTACGTTAGTATCTATCTTTGCAAAACAAAATCAATAGAAATGAGCGGATTATTTGAAGAAATTCTATCTGAAAAGATGAATGGAAAGCCCGATGTGTGGTATATTCAGATGCTACAAAAACTTCAAGACAAGGGAGAGATTACAATAGATGACTTCGTGAATACGGGACGAATAATTACCATTGAATCCTTTCTTGAAAAGACACCTACACTTAGCCTTACTTTCGAGTGCATTGATGTGATAAAGTACATCGGTGGATATTATATTCAGAGGTTAAAGAGTGGCGACTATTACTTAGAGATCAGGTCAGAAGACGACACGCTAATTAAACTGAGAGTCTACTGCAACAAGCTCGATATTATAGAGAATGAACTGTGGAAAAACTTCGCATCAAAAAAATTTAAAACAAAAAAGAAAAAATGAAAAGACATTTATTTGACAGTATCGTAAATCAGCTAATCAACAAATACGGTATTACGAAAGAAGAGTTGTATGAGAAAACAAAAGACCATAGTATTGTAAATACACGATACTTATTATTTTACATATGCTCCAAGAGAAACATTACCGTTGCCTCAATGAGAAAGCTATTGAAATCGGATGGCTTCGATATGACTTACTCTACAATATTAAAAGGAATCAGCGCTATGAAAGAGCGAATTAAAGAAGACCAAGACTACACAAAAATCATCAATGAAATAAAATAAAACACATGAAAAAAGAAGAATCAACATCGGCATCAGTATTTCAAACACTATCCTCTATCAGCGTGAGAGAGAAGATAGAACGCAAAGGAAACCTCGACTACTTATCATGGGCGAATGCGTGGTCTCTACTAAAGGCAAATTACCCTAACGCTCAACGTGTAGTATATGAGTCACCATTTACGGGGCTAAACTTTTTCACGGATGGCACGACAGGGTATGTAAAGGTTGGCATCATAGTAGAAGGCATTGAGCACATCGACTACCTGCCTATCATGGACTTCCGCAACAACGCTATACCATTAGTAAAGGTTACTGCTATGGATGTAAACAAAACTATTCAGCGCAGCACCGCTAAGGCAATTGCTATGCATGGGCTTGGTCTTAGCCTATGGACAGGAGAAGACATCCCGGATGCTGTAACAACTGCTCCTGTAGCTGAGGCTAAGGTCGAGTTGACGAAAGATACTGATGATTGGGGTAAAGTTTCTAAGTATGTAGAAGCTAACAAAGACAAGACGTTTGATACCTTACTTCAACAGATCAGTCGTAAGTTTATCATCAAGGCAAATGTTCAGAAAGAATTAGAAAAAATATATAAGAAATGAGTAGTATCATAGATGAACTAAGGAATGACAAAAACTATTATGGTGGGGTAGGTAGGTCATATCTTTCTAATTCGGACATAGGTACACTGCTCACCAATCCTAAGAATTTCGGAAATATCCGAGAGGACAATAAGATATTTGCTGAAGGGCGACTATTCCATCAGCTATTAATAGAGCCTGACAAGGCAGAGAATGTATTGTCGGTGGCAGTATCTACACGAACTACTAAAGAGTATAAGTCTTTTTGCGAAGAAAAGAACATTGACTTTGCGCTACTAACAAAAGAGGTAGACGACATAAAATCCCTCGTGGGTATAATGAAGGGCAATGTCAACTTCTTCATGGAAATATATAAGGATGGAAACTTATTTGAAGAACCTGCGGTAGGAGAAATAAAGAACATGATGTGGAAGGGAAAGGCAGACATTGTAACTAACGACTGTATCATAGACCTAAAGACAACGGGAGATATTAACAAGTTTAAGTGGTCGGCTAAAGCATATAATTATGATTCTCAATGCTATATCTATCAGCAACTGTTTGACAGGCCGTTAGTATTTTACGTCATTGACAAAGCTACGGGGCAACTTGGTATCTTTAGACCTACGGAGAATTTTATTCGTGGAGGAGAAGCAAAGGTTGAGAGAGCCATAGAGGTCTACAATAGGTTCTTCTCGGAGGATAGCACTGACGACATTGCAAACCATTATATTGATGAGACACTTGAATGATACAAGGCACGCTAAGCAAGAGCAGTAATGGTAAGTTTGTGATTCATTACGAGTACCGGTACAATGAACGAAACTACTTCGAGGAGTATAAGATACACCCCTGCTTCAAGAGCTACGATGGGTTTATGGATGGTCAGCAGATTAAATTCATCAGAGCTATAGAGTGCGATGTGCACTACCCTGATGAGTGCGATTGTGTTACTAATCAGATGTATGCTATTATCGTAGACGACAAAAAAAAAGAGAAGAGTTGGTTAAAAAGATTACTGTCTAAATTAAAAAAAGATGACACTAAACAGTGCTATTGACGTACTTCAGAAGTACAGCAGATGGAGGAAGGGCGAGTACGCACACTCCCCTTCTCCGCAAGAATTTGGGATAGCTGTGGATGTAGCCTTAGATAGGCTCATAAACAAGAAGAAAGAAAAAGTTAGAAGGGAGGTTAAGAAATGAAAGTATTTATTATTTTAGCCATCCTTTTCAACTTATATATGCTGTGGGACGCATTAAAATCAATTAGGAAAACAATTAAAAGCAATCGAAAATGGAAAGGATAGACCACCCCGATCACTACGGAGGAGAAGATAATCTATATGAAGCCATCAAAGTGATTGACGCTTGGGGTGCTGACTTTTATATTGGCAATGTTTTAAAATATCTATGCAGAGCAGGTAAGAAAGGGAGTAAGAATGAAGACCTTAAAAAGGCAGCATGGTATCTGAATGAAAAGATTAAAAAGACAGATAGAGAGATTGTATCTAAGTGGGATACTCCTCATGCTCCATCATCAACATTTGAATTATACTAATTAAAAAAAAGAAATGAAAAAACAAGCAATTAACATTGCATTAGTAATCATCATTATTTTGTTTGGGTGGTTGTACTATCAAAAGCAAAAGGAAAAGCAGTACGATCAATATATGTCTCAGAGAGATATGATCTATGCGGAGGCTAAGGAAGATAACAAAAAGACGCAGATGGCTTACGATGTCAAGATCGCACAGTTAAATGATTCTATTACAATCCTGTTAGGTATGATTGAAACAAACGAAACCCAAATTAAAACTTTAAAATTAAAAAGAAATGAAAAGAATAATAACATTGGTAAGTTTAGTACTATCGACCTTTCCAAGTTTATCTCAGACTTCTACAAAGATTCTGTTAAGTGATACCATCAGTCCGGCAGTAGTCACTAAGGATCAGTTGAAGAGGGATAGTCTTGTGGCGATACCTAAGACTCTTGCTATATGGATGGCTCAGGACATTGCAAGAGCGAGGTCTTACTCAGAAGAGATTGTATTACTGAATGGAAGCGTTGCCTTAAAGCAAAGCATCATCGGAAAGCAAGATACCATCATCTCTTCCTATAAGGGTAAGCTAAGTGCTTATGTAAGTCTTTACAATTCATGCAACGAAAGCAATCAGATTTATGAAGCTCAAATTTCTTGTCTAAAGAAAGACCTTCGCATAAAGACCGCACAGAAAAAGTTTTGGAGAGTCACCGCTTTTATTATGCCTATGGTTGTCGGTGGGTTTGTCCATTATCATTGGAAGTACCTTCATTGGTAAAAATAATAGTGTCATTGAAGACACTTTCCGAATGCTCTGTTCAGATATGGGGATGAGGGTATTCGGTTTAAGCAGACCATATCAAACTAAAAAAAAAAGAATGGCAGAAGAAAAAATCTTTGCTGATGGTTTCATGTTCAAAAGACAGGAAAACGCACCCGACTTCGTTGTTGGAAGACTTTCACTGAAGGTAGAAGATGCAGTAGCATTTATGAAGAAGCACTCTAAGACAGGGTGGGTAAACTTAAACATCAAGACCGCACGTAGTGGAAACCATTATGTAGAGTTGGACACCTACGAACCTAAGCAAGGTGCTAAACCTATTAAGGCAAGTGGTCCGAAGGATGAAGAAGATGATATCCCTTTTTAAGGATATTGGTTAATTGTTAATTGTAAATAGGGGAGGTTCATAGCTCCCCTTTTTAATCTCCCGATAATGTCGATATTGTCTTTTTACTACTCTCTCTCTATTACTATTATTATATTATTATTATTTTTTAAATTAGAAATTAGAATTGAAATCGACATTTCCGACATTAGTATTATTAATCAGTTAGTTACAAACAAAAAATCGTACACAAATCGACATCAACATGACATACACGGTCACAATCTTTCAAAATATCAAAGAAACAGCTACTCCCTTCTTCCGGGATGTGTTTGTAATCCTCAATAGGGTTAAGGATGGAGCTTCAAAAGATATAGTTAAGTCCATTCGATCATCTTCAGATAAAACTGAACGCAATGAAATAAAGAAACAACTACCCGCTATTTGCTTTAGCGGTAAGTTTAATAAGCGTAATGACAATTCCCTAATCGAGCATAGTGGTTTAATATGCCTTGACTTTGATGGGTATGTTAAAAGCAAAGAACTACTACAAGATAAAGAGAACCTATGTAAAAATAAGTTTGTGTTCTCTGTCTTCATCTCCCCTTCGGGAAATGGCCTAAAGGTCTTGGTAAAAATACCTTCCGATGCAGAGAACCATATCAACTACTTTAATTCGCTTGAGAAATATTTCAACTCTCCTTACTTTGACAAGACATCTAAAAACCTTAGTCGAGTGTGCTATGAATCTTATGATCCTCTAATCCACGTAAACGAGAACTCGTCTATTTGGGATAAGATCGAGGAGACAGAGTACATTGAGGTGAGTAAGTTTAAAGATAAACCAACGATCCCCATTACCGATGAGAACAAGATTGTAGAAATCTTAATTAGATGGTGGCATAAGAAATACCCTATGGATGAAGGTCAGCGTAATCAAAACGCATATATCCTCTCTATGGCGTTGAATGACTTCGGTGTGAACAAATCCCTCGCTACTCACATTTTAATGCAGTACGCATCAGATACGTTCACTCCAAGCGAAATTAAACTGACTATTGAATCAGCCTTTCGCAATACGCAGAATTTTGGCACTAAATACTACGAAGACGAGGAGCGTATCAATCAGATACGTGCCAAGCTAAGAAGAGGTGTGCCAAAAAAGGAGATCCGCTACCAACTGCAAGACTCTAATTTGGATAGCGATGTAATTGAATCGGTTCTTAGCAAAGTGGAGGAAGAGAATGAGAAGCAAGTATTTTGGCATAAGAACGACAAAGGAGTCGTAAGAATAATACATATACTATTTAAGCAGTTCCTTGAAGACTCAGGGTTTTACAAGTACTGTCCGGAAGGAAGTAAGAACTATGTCTTTGTCAAGGTAACCAACAACCTGATAGACCATACATCAGAGAAAGAACTAAAAGACTTCGTGCTGAATCACCTATTGGAATTAGATGACATAACAGTTTATAATTATTTTGCAGACCAAACTCGATTCTTTAAGGAAGAGTTCCTATCCATGCTATCGACAATAGACATCTACTTCATAGAAGATACTAAAGATGCCGCTTACCTATATTACCGTAACTGTGCCGTTAGGGTTACTAAGAACGAAATCGTTCCGATTGATTACTTAGACTTGGGCGGATATGTTTGGAAAGACCATGTGATTGATCGTAACTTTAATATATGCCCCCTTACAGGGAATTGTGACTTTAGAAAGTTTATATCTAACATATGCTTTAGTGAAGAAGGTCGCATCTGTTCGATGGAAAGTACTATCGGATTTTTCCTTCACTCCTACAAGAACCAATCCTACTGCCCTGCCATTATCTTTAATGACGAGGTTATTAGCGATAACCCTGAAGGAGGAACGGGAAAAGGATTAATTATGAATGCCCTCGCCAAGATGAAGAAAGTGGTCGTTATTGATGGAAAGGCATTTACCTTTGAACGTAGTTTCGCTTATCAGTTGGTATCAGCAGATACTCAGATACTATGCTTTGATGACGTGAAGAAGTACTTTGAATTTGAAAGACTATTCTCGGTAGTGACAGAAGGGCTTACGTTAGAGAAAAAGAATAAGGACGCTATCAAGATACCATTCTATAGATCGCCTAAGATTGCTATCACCACTAACTACGCAATTAAGGGAGCAGGAAATTCATTCGAGAGAAGGAAGTGGGAGCTTGAACTTCATCAACACTATAACAAGAACTTTACGCCATATGATGAGTTTGGTCGTATGATGTTTGGGGATTGGAATGATGACGATTGGTGTGAGTTCGATAACTACATGATTGGATGCCTTCAGTTCTTTTTACTTAACGGATTAGTTAAGTCGAAATTTGTAAACTTAAAGATACGACAATTATCAGCAGAGACGTGTCATGACTTCATCGAATGGGTAGGGCTTATAGAGGGACAAGACGCAGGACACAACATCTATCCTAATACGAGATATTATAAAAATGAATTATATAATGAGTTCATTAACGAGTATCCCGACTATGGACCAAAAGCCAAGTTGACAATCAGTAGAACGAGATTCTATAAATGGTTAATTTCGTATGGCGTTTATAAAGGTGGATTTGTTCCTGAAGAAGGAAGAGATCAGCAAGGACGTTGGATTGTAATTAAACATAAAACAACCGAAGACAATGAATGAGAAAGAACTTCTTCACGTAGCGATGATAAACTCCTATAATCTAATAACAGATAGATTGACGATGGAATATATTGAGGAGTTTGCACTTCCTATTTTTGTGCACTTCCCTGAAAAAGGCATTGACAAGATGTCAATGAAGGTTATGATGATGTATTTTATTACAATAGAAGACTATGAAATATGTCAAGAACTTAGTACCGTATATGAATCTATATTTAACGAGTCTATGCCTAATATAATGTGTACGTGCAAAAATCCTAACTACTCATTAGATTATGATAAAATAGTTTGTAATAATTGCAAAGAAATAAT